TCGGTAAGGGAGTCGTGGGGTTATCCATGGGCTCCTCAAGAGTTCCAGGGTGACAGTTTCATGACTGGGTCGAACCAATACTTGGGTATTGGTCAGACTGCATGGGGTGTGAATAACCCTATTGATCGTGCGTATGGCGCAGACTACCCCTTTATTCGTAACGAGTTGGATCTTGGCAGACTTCGTTCAATCAGTCGATTCATATTCAAGACAAATGCAAATGCCAGCGGAACGATTCAGGCTATTCGAGGGTATGTGATTGGAAAAGGATTCAAGCCGCATTTCATTGGAAAAGATTCAAGCACTATCCAGCAATGCCGTGAATTTCTCAAAAAATGGTACAAAAAGACTAAATTCCTGAAATTCCAGAAAGAATGCTTTGAAAGATCTCAGGTAGATGGCGAAGACATTGTTCGATTGTTTCCGCAGGAAGATGGCTACATGCAATTTCGGAGCATTGAGCCGGAATTGCTGTGTCAGCCTTACGATGCTTCTTTCTTTGAGTGGTCTTTCGGTATTCAAACGGACATTATCGACACCCAAGACATCAAGGGTTACAATGTCCGCTACAATGGGCCAAACGGTGGCGTAGGCCCTGATACTTTCATTAAGCCTGAAAAGATCAGGCACCTGAAACTGTTTTGCACTGAGAAGATGAAGCGTGGTGAACCTGCGTTTGCATTTTCTACAGCGGAAATGTTTAACCTGGCGCTGAAGCTTACACGGAATGTCGGTGAAGGTTCAGCGATCCAAGCAGCTATTGCTGCGATTCGTGAGCATGACGGTGTAACGGCAGGACAAATTGATGATTTCTTGGACACACAGAAGTCTGGATATCCTTACACGCAGAATATCCCACAGAACTTGATGCCTTCTTCGTTTGAAGGGTATCAGACGGTCACTCCCGGCGCAATCTTGGACATGACCAACAACTCAAGGTACATTGAGCCTCCTGGCGGAAAGAATGTATCCTCGCATCTGGAAGTACTCCAAGCAGTGCTTAGGTGTGCTGGTACTAGGTGGAATGCTCCAGAATGGCTTGTTTCTGGTAAAGGTGGCGAGATGAGCCATGCTTCCAGTTTGACAGCAGAATCACCGTTCCTGCGTAGTTGTATTTCGATGCAGGACGAATACAGTGCATTCTTTGAATCAATCATAATTGCTGCGCTGAAGAATGCTGCTTTGGCTGGCGAAATACCGTTGGACTGGGAAGATAATGTCGAGCTTGTGTTGACTGCGCCATCGATTGAAATTCGGGATAAGGGTGCAGAAGCTCGAATGAATAAAGAATATGTCGAGATGGGTATCAAATCCAAGCGTCGTATTTGCTCAGAGAATGATTGGGATTACGAGGAAGAACTCGATAACAGACGCAAGGAAGCCAAAGAGGATCCCGTTCCACCAATGCCAAATCAGTCTCGGGTTATTCCTGGCGGAGATGGTAAGGATGCGACTATCATCGATCCTGTCATTTTGCAACAATCTGCTGATAAAAATAAAGAAAATAAAGATAAAAATGTTCCAAACAATGAACAACCAAAAAAGAAAGAGGTATAGTGTATCATGGCTATAAATCAATCTGAAGTTCATGAATCAGAGTCTTTTTCCAAGCTTGTTGTTGACAAGCAAGCTGGAGTTATCAAGAATATCAAAATTCTTGGGCCAATTTCCAAAAATGGTCGTAGATATTCTGACAAGGCAATGCGAGAAGGTTTTCACAAATATGAAAACGCTATTGTAAACAAAAATCATGATCGGGAAAATCCGGTTGACAGGGATGTAAACGACCGGCTTGGCCAGATCATCAATGTTCGGTATGTTGTCGGTGAAGGCATCTACGGTGATTTTCAACTGTTGTTGTCGGATCCGATTTCACAAAAAGTAATGGAGACGGCAGAAAAAATGCCGCATACAATGGGATTCAGCCACTACGCAGTTTGCCAATGGAAGTCTATTGGCGGAGTGCAGGAAGCGCAATCTATTGATCGTGTTGTCTCCGTTGATCTTGTCGGCGCTCCTGCTACTACTGAAGCCATGCACGAATCCTGCATGGAAAGTGGATGTAAGCGATGTGCAAAAATGTCATCGGTGTGTTCAAACAAGGACATGAAATACAGCGATAAGCTCAAGGCTGTCGCTGAAGAATATGGTCTTACCGAACCAAAAGAAGGTTCGGATACCGACGATAGTTCAAGCTCAAAGGAGGAGAAGGGATCTGCTTCCGAGAGCGTTTTATTCGATGATCCCGGACACAAGGAGTCAGCGATGACTGATCCTATCGTAGAGACCCCGGTTGCGGCTCCTGTGGCGGAATCCACGGTGCCTGAAACCAAGGTTGAAGCCCCTGTTACTGCCCCTGCGGAGCCGGTAGCAGAATCTAGCGCACTCACAGATATCAAGCATCTGTGCGATGTTGCTGGTGTAACCATGGAAAAGGCTGTTATGGAAAGCCTAGTGGCTATTCCCCGTGACAATGCTGTTGCTCTTATCAAGCGTATGGCACTTGCGGAATCTGTTGAAAAGCCTCAGACTGGCTCGGTAGCTCCGAGCGGTCAAACTGTAAAAATTAACTTTGACGCACTGCGTAACTAACAAGGAGACCCTAAATGAGTACGAATGCTAATGGTTTTCGTTTCGTCCTTCCCCCCGAAGTGTACGAAACCCTGAATCTTCCAGCGGTGGCTTCTACCGCCATCAATCCTGGTGACATGATGTGCTTCAACTCTTCTACAGCGAAGGTTGAGCCAGTGTCCTTGGGGACTGCTGGTATTTCTGATACGGCGGCTTACATTGGAGCCAGCTTCTGTGGCGTTTCGATGCAAGGCAAACTTGCTACTGACGCTACCGCAGGAACACCAGGTTATGCTGGCGACGGCATTACTATTGCCCTTTCCTGCATCTATCTTGCTTCGGTAACCGGTGCTGCTTCCGCAGTTGGTTCAACTGTTGTTGGTGTTGTTGGAAGCGACAGCACTGTTGCGATTGGCTCTACTTCTGGTAGCATCGTCGGTCAACTTCTTCAACCCAAGGTTGGTTCCGGTACGGAAACCTTGCGTGTTCGGCTCGTTGGCAAATTCTCGGCGCTCCGTGCAGCCGATGCCATTCCTTAACGCATAACCTTACTTAACCAACTACAATAGGAGTTATAATGTCTCTCAATAAGTTTGCACTTCGGGATGCTTACGAAAGTCTTAGCCGAACCGGCAAAGGCTCGCTCGAATTCGTCAAGCAAATGCGTCATGGCCTTGGTCTTTCCGACGAAAACGGTAACGATTACAAAGATCGTAACGGCAATCGTCGTCTTGCTTCTGACCGTAAGCTTTCCGCAGATGAATTCAGCCTCCGTGATGTGGCTGAAAGCATCCTCGGCAGCGAAGGTCTGGCAATGCTGGACCCCATCAATGGCGAAACCTACGCAAAGTATGTTCGTGCCAAGAACCACATCAATGCTGCCAATCCTGGCAACATGAATGCTGCTTTTGAATCGACGGGTATCGGTCTCGATCCCTCGGCGTTCGTCAACATCAACGCCTTCTCGATTCTTACCGGTGGTTTGATCGAAGTCAAGATGCTTGAAGGGTTCAACAACCCAACATTCATCGGTGACCAACTGATGCAAACCGTTCCCACCAAGCTCAACGGTCAGAAGGTCATCGGCCTTAACCCAATTGGTGATCGTGCTGCTCGTCGTCAACCTGGTCAGCCTCATCCTCGTACTCAATACGGGGAACGCTGGATTCAAACTCCTGAGACCCGTGAAAACGCCTTGGCCATCGATGTGACCAAGGAAGCCGTTTTCTATGATCTTACCGGCGACATCCTCAACAACGCCATGTCCATTGGCGAAGAGCTTGGATACCGTCGTGAGCTTGAAATGCTCCAGTTGTTCTCTGGTGTAGTTAACAACTTCAACTGGAAGGGTACTGGCTACAACACTTATGTTGCTGCCGCTGGTAACACCCTCGGTTACGCTGGTAACCTGGTTGTTTCCGATGCCAACCCATTGTATGACTGGACCTCGATCCAAACCTCATACTTGGCGTTCAGCCGGTTTACCGATCCTGACACCGGCAAGCGTATCCTTGTCAACCCAACCACCTTGGTTGTTTGCCCAGGTAAACTTGCTACCGCCAACCTCATCCTTGACTCGCTCACCACCCAGTTCCGTACTGGTGGCGCTCAGTCTTCCGCCAACCCTCTCTATGTCAACAGCGGAGCCGGTAATCCTGTGTCGAACTTCGGTTCGTACAAGGTTCTCACCAGCCCCTTGCTTGAGCAAGAGCTTGTTACCGGCGGTTACACCACTGCGCAGGCCACTGCGACTTGGTTCCTTACCGATGCCACCAAAGCCTTCAAGTACATGCAGAACTATCCTCTGCAAATCCAACAGGCCAGTCCGCAGAGCTACAACATGGTCGACAACGGCCTTGTTGCCAGCTACTTTGGTCATGAGCGTGGTATCCCAGCCGTATGGAGCCCTTGGCACTCGGCAAAGCAGACCTCCGCTGCTTCGTAATAACGCTTTGGCAGCGTAAGCTTCCAATAACCCCGGGGCCTCAAAACCCCGGGCATTCTTTCCCTTAATGTTTATAATGATGTGAGGTGAACTGCGATGAAAACGAATACGATTAAAATGGGTATTCCGAAATTAAAGACATACGCTGTTTCGTACCCAAATTTGCCTGTTGTTGAATATGAAGTTGCGAATCCTGAAGTAGCTATTGAGAACTATAGGATACAGTTTAATCTGGCTCCTGAAAGACCTTACAGGTCGTACACGATCAAAGAGGTATTCAATGGCGATTGATCAAGCGGCATCAAATGTCCAAATCGCTATTGAAAACATTTCGGCAAAGATTGCCGAGTTGTCTGCAAATCCAAAACCATCGTACCAAATCGATGGTCAGCGGGTTGAACATACAGAGTTTTTTAGGATGTTGTGCCAGCAACTTGAAGAGTTGCGCCGAATCCAAATGAAACTCCAAGGCCCTATTATCAAGTCAAGCCGTGGTATAAGTTACTAGGAGAACCAATGTTATCCGCACCTGTTTCCAATGTGTATGCTGCTGCCGGTGATTACACGGTTCTTCCTGCGATTGCTGGAAAGCGCATTGTCGTAGTTTCTTCGTATGTGACCAGTTCTGCTGGAATTACTCTTACCTTTAAAAGCGCATCTACTGCGATTACCGGCGCAATGTATGTAACTGCCAGCGGGTCGCTTCAGATGGATGCGGTTCACGGGGCAACAGGCCAAGACGAGTGCTGGATTTTGAAAACAAATCCTGGAGAAGCATTAGTGATTACGGCCTCTGCTGCTGCTACTATTGGCGGATACATTACTTATCGTTATGAGCTTGTCTAATGGAAGAAGCTGCTAGGCTACTGATGAGCATTGCGCAAGGTGGCCCGCAGCGTACAGGTATGCTTATACCTGAAAGTGCATTGCATAGGCTTGGCGGACAATTGTTGGAACAACTATGGGAAAACTTGTCAGTTCCAGTGGAGTATGTCAACGGGGTATTTACCAGGTCTGAAGAAGGTGAATATCCCAGGATGGAAACAGGTGATCTTAGAAATTCTATTCAATATAAACTAATACCTAATGGTATTGAATTAGGATATACCAAAATAGAAGGACATGATTCAGAAGCATACGGAGAAGAATTGCATTATGATATGGGACGAAAAGGTCCTGCCAATTTAGTTCACGAAGAAGGATCAACTTTATTGGATCAAGTTTTTGGTGTAGGAAACTATACCATATCAGAACATCCATACCGATTGATTGAGGTATAATGTCAGACTTACTCGACATTACTGAAGACTACCTTGTGTTTGACAATCTTATTACTGTCACATACACGCCTTTTTCCACGCCTAGAACTCCTGTAACAATTGAAAATGTAAAGCGTTATCCTGCAACTCAGGTTCCTGCTTCTGTTGCTGGTGCATCTGTTCCAACGGTTGGTACAAAGTTCTGTATTTTCAAAAATGAGCTTGGGTATGCACCTGAACCAAATGGAAAGATTGTTGACCAAGATACGGGACGAAATTACCGCATTCTTGGAAATGTGGAGACAAGTTGGTCCAACCGCTGGGTGATCACAGGAATAATTGACGCTGGAGAAAGCCTGTGAGTGTACTAAACGATATTCTTGTTGCAATCAAGGCAAGACTGGATGCGGTTACTCCAGCGTTGCCTACAACGGTAGTAAGGAAGAAACTGGTCATTCTTCCCGAAGATACTTTGCCCATGCTTGTCATTGGTTTGACCGAGGGCGAGCAGGTAAAAGATGAGTTCTTTGGCGGTATTTTTTACGAGTATCCAATTGGTATATGTTTGGTTGAAGCTGGTAACAGGGAATATGTTACAGGCCTCAGCACATCGGTTGCATTAAGAGAAAGAATACGAGATGCTCTGGTTCTTCGGCGCAGCGGAAATCCTTTGGGCTCTGTATCTGCTGTGTGGGACATCGATGTGTCGTTAGGATCACCTTTGGTGATTCCTATTTCTGGTACTGGGTCCAATTACCAAGCATCAAATGTTAGGCTTAAGGTAACAACATCTGAGGCAAGGCCTGCTTAGGCCGGGAGTAAACAATGCCAATTTCAGGAAAGACCGGGACTGTAACATATGTACTTGTTCCCGGTGGAGCAACAGTAAGTCTTCCAGCTAATAACTGGAAAATTGATGATACTGCGGATGCTCTTGAAACCACCCACTTTCTTACTGGTGGAATGCAGGACAATGTAGACAGTATTCGCCGAGGATCGTATACGATCTCTGGCCCTATTTTGGGATCTACTGGAACTACTCCAACTGTTTTGCCTGTACCT